AAAAAATTATTTGTAGGAGGTTAGCATGTTTGTTTTATTAAATTTTCTCCTCATATTTTTTGCGTTTTTTATTGGCTATATTGTGGGATATAAAGATAAATTATTTAAGAAGTAACGCTAGTCTTGAAATTAGTATTGCAACTTTGCGCGAGGTGACATATGGGATATGCAGCAGTACAGAACCACTACGGTGAAAACTATGTAACGCAAGTATTTAGTGAGCAAGATATACATGACATCGAGGCAACATGTGAAGTATGCTTCGATTCTGACTGGGTGATTGGTGTATACGACACCATGGAAGAGGCACAACAACATATAGACGATTCATTATTTGATTAGATCGGTTATTAAGCATTACTTAATAGCTGGTTTTTATTTTGCACTGAATGAGGAGAATGATATGGGACAACGACTACATCGATGTGCTGAACCTGGTTGTTACGTCATGGTGCCAGTTGGTCAACGATACTGTGCGATACATCAACGTGACGTACAACGCGATCATATGGCAGATAGGCAATACGACCGCAAGCGCAAGGCAGACACAGAACGTGCAGAACGTAATGCGTTCTATCGTAAGCCAGTATGGAAACAGACAAGACAAGCAGTAATGGAACGTGACGATGGTCTCTGCCAATACTGTGAATTAGTTGGTACAACATCACCAGCCGACATGGTTGACCACATTGTTCCGCGTGAGATAGCACCAGAGCTTAGCTTAGACATGAACAACCTAGTGGCTGCATGCAACATGCACCACAACATGAAGACTAAGTGGGAACAATCTTATTATGGCACTGGACAACGCAATAAAATTAACTTTGACGCCGTTCGAGTGAGAGATTACCATTTACTCGATTTTGTGTTTAAAACGGCTGAGAATTGAAATGTCGGCGTCTGATAGGGGGCCTGTGGTTAGGTCAAGGAGAACCGATGCAGTAGTCTCGTTTTCCATAGCGAGCCAATTTTTCGTATGAGGGGGGGTGTCAGAAATTAGCCCGAAAGAATTCAAAGCGCATGTCGCTAAATCAAAAACATTTTTCAACAAGGCGTTTGCTGACGTTCCCAAAGAGAAAGAGGATGTTAAGAAAGCTATTGTTGACCAATTAGCATTTGCCACCGTTAATCTTCAAACTCTGCAAGAAGACATTATTGAGAATGGACCAATTGTTTTATTTGTTAACGGTAGTCAAGAAATGATGCGAGAAAACCCAGCACAAAAGTCATATGTGTCAGTTATCAATCGCTGGACTGCGCTGGTGAAAGAGTTGAATGGACTGTTGCCAAAGGATGTTGCACCAGTTGAAATTGATGCTTCCGAGGACATTATCAAAATGTTTAAGGGGGAAAAGTAATGGACGCTGTGACGCAATATGCCAAAGATGTTGTAACAGGCAAGATTAAAGCCGGGAAGTTGCTTATTTTGGCAGCTAATCGGCATTTGCGAGACCTGAAACGACAAAATACAGACAATTTTCCTTATCACTTCGACGCAAATATTCTTGAAGGCTTTCTGATGTTCGCATCAAGAGTACCTGATCCAGATACTGGTGAGCCAATGCCGTTAATGCCTTGGCAAATCTTTATCTTAGGGTCAGTTATCGCTTGGCGAAACAACAAAACAGGCGGTAAGCGGTTCAGACGTGCGATTGTTTCGATTGCGCGTGGTCAAGGTAAGACATATTTGGCGGCTATCTTGGCAGCTTATGACTTCTTTGTTCAATCAAGTGATAAGAACAATCAAGATATCATTGCTGCCGCTAATACATCCGACCAAACCAAGAAATTATTCAACTACATATCCGGTACGATTGAACGAATGCTTGCAACGATTTTCAAAGGTATGCAGGATGACGTTACATTGCGCTTTATGGATATTTTCAACTTCAAACAACGCAATCAAATCGTTCGCATTTCGGCAGAAGGTGGAAAGTTTGATTCGTATCACGCGACTACTGCCATCTTTGACGAAGCTGGCGACCAAAGAGACCGTGATGCGTTTGGAAAGATTACATCCGGCCAAATTAAGCAAGAAGAAGCTTTGTTTTTCCAAATCTCAACTGCCTATCAAAACCCTAACGCACCATTGCGTGAGGATATTAAGACGGTTACAGAAGCAATTGAGAAGAATGAAGGTGAATTGGACGATTACTTCATGGCAGTGTTCTCGCAAGACAGCCCAGATGAAGTATTCGAGCCTGACGAGTGGATTAAGTCAAACCCACTGCTGGGCCTTGATGGACAGCATGACAAGTTGCTGAACGGATTGATTTCGGAACGCAACGCGAAGATGGCAGAAGGTAAGCTGAACGATTTCTTGGTTAAGAATATGAATGTGTGGTTGAACGCAGAGCAAAATGCAGCATTCAAATTGGATGAAGTTGAAAACGCGGTTATAGCTGGATTTGATATGACCTTTAGAGACGTATATATAGGGTTCGACAATTCTATGACTTCCGATGATGCAGCTCTTGCGTTTGTGTTCCCGTATGAGATTGATGGGAAAAAGAAATGGCATATCTACCAACACTCGTTTATTCCGTGGCACAAGGCCGGGTCAATTGAGACTAAAGAGAAGCAAGATGGAATCAATTATCGTCAAATGGAAGAACTTGGTTTTGCTCACGTCACGCAACACGAAAAGGGCTTGATAGACAATGAGTTCATCTTCACTTGGTTAATGGATTTTGTTGATAAGTTCAACCTAAACGTACTGGAGTTCGCTTATGATGCGGCTCACACTTATGCGCTGATTAAAGCGATTGATGAAGCGACAACTTGGAACATGGTCGGTGTGCGACAAGGAACAATTTCGTTGAATGAGCCGACAAAATGGCTTCAAGACAGCTTTGTTGAAGAACGTGTTACACGATTAGACGACCCGATGATGGAGAAGTCATTGATGAACGCGGTTGTTGTTTCGGATAACAACGGAATCAAGATTGATAAGAACAGGGCAACTTACAAAATTGACCTTGTCGACGCAATAGTTGACGCACTGTACGACGCAATTTATCACTTCGAGTCATTTAGCGCTAATTCTAGCGTGAGTGATTACTCACGAATGAATGATGAGCAAATTGCAGATTACATCAAGTCGGAAAGTTTTGGGTTCTAACATGCAAATTAGAGGTTTACTATCAGACGTTTTATCAGTTCTTGGCGCTTTGTCGATTTCGGCAGGCGCCTTTTTAATTGCCCCGTGGTTGGGCCTGATTGTCATTGGCCTAGCTTTGTTGGCAATCAGTTATTTCATGAGATAGGAGAAGTACATGTTTTTTGAGAAACGATCCGTACCCATTCGTGGTTCAGGGAATCCGCGCGCGTTATCAATCGTTAATGGCGGTCTGTTTTTCACGGATGGTTATTTATCGGCGGAACAAGCAATACGCAATAGTGACGTGTGGACGGCAGTGAATATCATTGCTACCGACATTGCCCGTGTGTACTTTCACGCCAAAGACGAACAAGTTGATTGGTTATTGACACATCCGTCACGACTGACCAACCGGTTCAACTTCTTTCAGGCAATGGTTGTCCAAATGTTGTTGGACGGTAATGCCTACGCACTGCGACGGACAGACAAGAAGTATAACAATGGACGCGAGTATTTCGAATTCGTGCCACCGTCACACGTTACGCCTTGGTTGTCAGATGACGGTCAGACGATGACGTATGATCTACGCTTCGATAACCGAAATGAAGACGAATTGAAAAACGTTGATTCTAACGACATTATTCATCTTCGTTGGCTATCAATGAACGGCGGGTTGATGGGACAAAGTCCGCTATTGGCTTTGCGCAATGAGTTGGACTTGCAAGCAAACTCACGTCGCTTGAGTTTGGCTTCACTGAAACAGGCAGTTAACCCTTCTTCAATCTTGAAGGCTAAGGGTACCAAGTTAGGTGAAGAAGAACGAGCGGCAGTGCGAACAGCATTCGAAGATGCGCAGTCAGGTGACAATGCTGGGCGTTTGCTGGTACTGGACGATTTGTTCGACTACCAACAATTGGAAGTTAAAACAGACATTGCGAAGTTATTGGCTTCAACTGACTTTACCCGAACGCAAATTGCAAAGGCGTTCTTGTTGCCAGTCAATATGTTGGGCGGTGAGAGTGAACACTCAAATGCCGACCAGGTACGTGCTGACTACAACCAAACTTTCGCCCGGTACTTAGCACCAGTTGTTGAAGAATTGGAGCAAAAGTTAGGTGTGAATGTTGTTCCAGACGTTCGCCGGGCGACTGACTTGGACGGTAGTCAGATTGAACAACGCGTTGGCTTCTTGGTAGATAAAGCCATTTTGTCGCCAGAGATGGCACAACAAGCTTTGTTGAAGAGTCAATCGGACTTAATCACGGATGACATTGTTGCCAAGTCTGAGCTTGAAAAGACGCTGAAGGAAGGAGAGACAACCGATGAACAATCAGGAAGTACGCAGCCTTAGTGTTGAAGTCCGTGCTGACGAACAAGAAGGTAGTCGCAAGGTGTTTGGTTATCCAATCGTATTTGGTAAGCCATCTAACGACATTGGCTTCATTGAGTATATCGACAAGGGCGCGTTGAAAGACGTTGATTTGAGCGGTGTATATCTAGTTTATGCACACGACCCTAATCAACCATTGGCACGCGTAGATGCCGGCACGTTGAAGTTGAAAGTTGATGATACCGGCTTGTATTTTGAAGCAACGTTGCCAAATACAACGCTTGCTAACGACGTCTTGGAGAATATCCGAGTTGGCAATATCAAGGGCATGAGTTTCATGTTCACTGCTGCCGAAGATACGTGGGAGTTCAGTAATGACCCTGGTCAACCTGATATCCGACACGTAACGAAGATTGACCAAGTTTTCGAAATTACAATCACACCTTTGCCGGCGTATGATGATACATCAATCGCAATCGCTAGTCGTGATGCACAACGTGCTCAAGGATATTCACTTCGTCAACGCTTGCAGGACACTGTAACGCTGGCGCAAATTCAGAAAAGGAACGGTAGATTCTAATGGCAACACTAGATGAGAGTGTTCAAGCAAAGAACACGGCGTTGCAAGATGCAATCGATGCAGCTCAAAAGCTAATCGACGACCCGAATGCAACGGCAGATGATGCACAATCTGCAATGGATGCAGTAAAGCAAATCGAAAATGATATTAAGGACTTGCAAGCATTGCAAGATGCACAACCAGAAGAAGCTAAGGAACCCGCACCGGACGACAGCGCAAGCTCAACCCCTGATGCGGGTTCTTCTGTATCCGAGGACAACGCGGAAGATGATGCGCCGGCTGATGACAAGTCAGAAAAAGACAACAAAGATGAAAACGAAGCACCGGCCAATGGTGCCAGTGATGATGAAAAGAAAGACGAGGAACGATCAATGCCAATTGAAGTAACTAAGACTTCACAAGACAAGCAAGCTGAGCAACGTTCAGCATTTAACGCATTCATGCGCTCAAAGGGTGAGAAGCGTGAAGGTTTGAAGTCAACTGACGCCGGTTCACTTATCCCAGAAGAAATCATTTACGACCCAACTTTGAAGTTGGAAACGGTTGTTGATTTGGCTTCTCTGGTTCAAAAGACAAAGGTTTCAACTGCGTCTGGTAAGTACCCAATCTTAAAGCGTGCTTCAACTACCATTCCATCAGTTGCCGAATTGGAATCCAACCCTGATTTGGCTAAGCCACAATTCTTGCAAGTTGCATGGGAAATTGTTACCTACCGTGGTGCTTTGCCAATCTCACAAGAGTCTTTGGACGATGCACAAGTTGATTTGGGTCAATTGGTCGCTGAACACATTCAAACTATCAAGACGAACACGACGAACGCTGCAATTGCTACGAAGTTGGCTTCATTTACAGCTAAGTCAGTTCCTGCTAAGGCCATTGTTGATGGGTTGAAGGATATCGTTAACGTTTCATTGGACCCCGCTTACAACAAGTCGTTTGTTATGACGCAATCAATGTACAACGAGTTGGACAAGACAAAGGACAACGAAGGCCGTTACTTGTTGCAAGACCAAATCTCTTCACCAGCCGGTAAGTCATTGTTTGGGTTGCCAGTTAACGTGATTGCTGACAACCAATTCGTATCAACTGACACCGTTGGTACTAAGAAGCTGTGGGTTGGTGATTTGCGCCGAGCAATTTTGTTTGCTGACCGTTTGGACGTCGCTATCGAATGGGTAGACAACGATGTATACGGACGCATTCCACGCGTTGTTATTCGATTTGACGTTAAAGCTGCCGATACCGACGCTGGTTACATGGTATCAATCGCTGCAGAAGCATAAGAAAGGACTGATGCAACATGGACAAGTTTATTGTAAAGTCTGATTTTATCGACAAGCAAACGAAGATTTCATATGTTGCTGGTGATGAATATCCAAAGTTTCCGACTGACGAGCGTGTCGCTGAGTTGAAATCTGGTGATTTCATCGGAGTAGTTGATGAAAAGCAGGCCGGAGACGAATCAGTTGAAGATGGTCAATCAGACGTTAACGAAACTGTGGGAGAAACCGTTGAAAAGCCAACTGAAAAGAATACGGTAGCGGAAATTAAGGCTCACTTGGACGAAAACAAGATTGAATATGCCGATGACGCTAAGAAGTCAGATTTGCTTTCATTGATTTAAAGGTGGCACTTATGGAACGAGATAAATTATTCGATACCATCATGGTTGCGTTGCGCTCAACCACAACTGACGAGGGTTTGCAAAACGAAGTGAACGATCTTATCTTAGCAGCGCGTGCCGACCTCAATATTGATGGTTTGGTGTCGGACGAGTTCGCTAGTTCTAAGGCGGTCATTATTCGGCAAGCTATCACGCTTTATGTTAAGGCGCATTGGGGCTATGACAATCCTGATTCAGAGAAGTTTCTAGACCGATACGAGAAGTTGAAAACTAGTTTGTCGTTTCATTCTCAATATGGGGGTTGAACTGATGAAGTATGACCAAGTTTTAACGCTGTTAAGCGCAGTGTATACGCAAGATGAGTTATTGCAACCAGTTGAAACTTTTACGGCGCGCAAGGTATATGCTAATGCCTTCACTGTTGGTCGTGATGAGTTTAGTTTGGCGGGGCAAGCTGGCCTGAGAGCCGACTTGGCATTTCAAATCAACTCAATTGACTATTCAGGAGAAGAATCGGTGGAGTTCAACGGACAACGGTATAAGGTTTACCGAACTGCCGTGTCTGGTGATCGCACTACTTTGTATTTGCAAAAGGATTTGACTGATGGCAAGCATTGATGACTTAGGCGCTGAAATCACGCGTGCATTGGCACAATATACAGATGAAGTCGAGGACAAATTGGAAGACGCGCAAAAGGAAGTCGCTAAAGAAGCGGCGACCAAGTTGCGGTCGGCTGGGGGGTTCAAAGACCAAACTGGAAAGTATCGTAAAGGCTGGAAATCGAAGAAGAACGGTAAGGGTTACGTTGTCTTCAACGCAACTGCCGGTCAACTAACTCACTTGCTGGAGAAGGGTCACGCCAAGCGTAATGGTGGGCGTACAAAAGCGTTTCCACACATTGCTGACGTTGATGAGTGGGTAGCAAGCGAGTATGAAGACCGTGTTCGTTCTGCATTGGGGGATTAGATGCAATTCAATGAGTTTGGGGCAGCACTTAAAACTGCACTAGGCATTCCGGTTGCCTATTATCAATTTCCGGAAGGTGACGCACCAGGTACACCGTTCGCTGTGTATTACGCAGAAGACAACGAGGATGCGTTTGCAGATGATGAAAACTATCAAGAAGTCATTAACGTGACTATTGAGCTATACACAGACAAGAAGGACTTACAACTTGAACGAGCTGTTAAGTCCTTTTTGCGTTCACAAGAAATCGCTTATGCAAAGTCTGACCAACCAATCGAGTCAGAAGACATGCACGAGACGATTTTCTTAATTCAATTGATTGGAGAAGATTTAGATGACAACATCGAATGATACCAACAAGGTGAAGTACGGTTTGCGCAATGTGCATTTGTTTGAAATTACAGACAGTGGCACTAAATTGACGTACGGAACACCTATTCATTGGCGTGGAGCAACTGAATTGACATTGGATCCAAACGGAGACGCTTTGGAAGTCCATGCTGACGATATTCTTTACGACAAGGAAGAAAACAACCAAGGGTACACGGGAAAGCTAACGATGCTTTACTTGCAACCCGAAATTGAAGCGTTGCTGTTTGGTAACGTTGAGAACGCCGATGGTGTAGTGGTTGAAAATGCTGATAACCATGGTTCAAAGGTCGCAATGGCCTTTGAGTTTTCAGGAGATAAGAAGCACGTTCGACACGTCTTGTATAACGTGTCATTCTCACGCGCTGGTGATGGTTCAGCAACCAAGAGTGACAAGATTGACGCACAAACTGCTGAGTTCGAATTTTCAGCAATGGCAGACCCTTATGACTACAAGATTAAGGGTAAGGCTGCACAAGGCTCTGCTAAGTACGACGACTGGTTTACTGCTGTTTACGTACCTGGCGCAAGCGCACCAACGGTTTAATGACTGGCCGGGGAAACCCGGCATACATATCGAAAATAGAAATGGAGCAATGACATGCAAAAGGCAATCACTATTGGAAATAAGGAAATAACGTTAGTCTCATCCGGTGCTACACCAATCTTTTATCGCAATGAATTTGGACGTGATTTCTTTGATGATTTTGGAAAGTTCTTGGAGCTGGCTCAACAGGCGGCTAGTGCTGAAACGGACGCAGAAAAGGCTGGCGTTTTGTTCAACAAGGACATCACATTAGTACAAGATATGGCCTACATTTACGCCAAGAATGCAGATGTTAACATTGCGCCATATGACAAGTGGTTTGAAGGATTTGAAGTCTTCCCAATTTTCGACATTTTGGAAGATATTGTCGAGATTGCTATGACCTCAATTTCGACAAAAAAAGCCTAAAGGACGAGTACGAAACCGACGATGTATTTGATGATGAAAGCTACTTATACATTGCTAAAAAATCGGGCTTGTCCTGGGAAGAGTTACGCATGATGGACTTAGGTCAGGTAATGGACTACATCGTTGAATACGCAAACTCTGAAACAAAAGCTAATGAACGCGCTAAGTCTAATGAATCACCTGTCAAAAAGGCGAACCAAGCTGATTTCGATACGTTCTAGAAAGGAGATATAGATGGCGGGAAGTCGAATTAAAGGTATCACGATTGACATTGACGGTAATACTACCGGATTGCAGTCGAGTTTAAAGGACGTCAACTCACAAACCAGTAAGACAAGCGCAGAATTGCGTGACGTAAATAAGTTGTTGAAGCTAGACCCTGGTAATGTTGAATTAGTTGCACAAAAACAAAAGCTATTGAGCAATGCAGTTCAAACTACGTCTCAAAAGCTTGATCAATTGAAGTCGGCACAATCACAAGTGGAGGCACAATTCAAAGCTGGTGATATTGGTGAAGAACAATATCGTGGTTTTCAACGTGAAGTACAAGCTACTGAAGCACAATTGGGTCGCTTGAAGAATGGTTTGCAAGACACTACGAACTATCTTGAAGGTAGCGGTGATGCTGCCGCACAAGCAGAAGCTGGTTTCAAGCAAGCTAAATCAGGTATGGATGAGCTTAATGATACTGCTGAAAACATCAAAAATATGGGTTTGGCAGATGCCTTGGGTCAGGTTGGTGATAAGGCGGCTGAAATCGGTGGCGACATTCTTAATACTGGTATGGATTTTGCCAACGCACAAAGCTTGATGCAGAATTCAATGGGGTTGACCAAGTCGCAAGCTGATCAGGCAACTCAATCAGTTCACGGCGTGTTTAACAGCGGACTAGTTGAAGATGTGAACGAAGCTAGTGAAGCTGTCATGACGGTTAAGAACTCATTTCAAGACTTAAACGGTCAAGATTTGACGAATCTAACTAACCAGTTAGTAGCTATTGCAAAGCACGGTGGTGTTGACATTAAGGACGCCACCAACGCTGCTTCACAAGCAATGAAGGGCTTTAGAATTAGTGGTCAAGAGGCTACTGATGTTGTGGCCAAAGGTCTACAAGACGGACTGAACAAGAATGATGACTTCTTGGACACGGTCAATGAGTATGCACCAACATTCCAAGACGCTGGGATGAGCGCTGGAAACATGCTTAATGTGTTGAACGCAGGTATGCGAAACGGAGCCTTTAACACTGACAAGGTCGCTGATGCTGTTAAGGAATTCCAACTTCGTTTGACGTCAGGACAGCTTGATGAACCAATGCAACAGTTTGGTCAGGCTACGCAAGACGTTTTCCAAAAGTTTAAGGACGGACAAGCGACATCAGCTGAAGTCATGGCTGCCGTTGGTAAAGACTTGAAGGGAATGCCGGCCGACCAAGCTAAAGCGGCTGTACAAGGTTTGGGAACACAATTCGAAGATTTGGGTCAAGGTGCTTCGGCCGCATTGTTGGAAGCGACAACTGGAACAGAAAAACTCAACGGTTCGGCTGACAAAATGGCGCAAAAGACGCCTGGTGAGAAGATGCAAGCGTCAATCAATCAATTGAAAGACGCACTTGCGAACTTGGTTGCTAAGTTAGCGCCGGTAATTGATTTTATTTCACAACTAGTAACGTCAATTGCTAATGCGCCGGGACCTATTCAAGCGATTATTGGTGTTATCGGTGCTGTGTTATCGGTGCTGGCTATTTTGATGCCGGTAATTACCACTATTGCGACAGTTGTCGGTGCATTTGGTGCCGGTGTATTACTACCAATTGTTGGTATTATCGCTGGTGTTATTGCAGCTATTTCGGCGATTGTGATTGTCATCCAGAATTGGGGTGCGATTGTTGAATGGCTGGAAACAGTTTGGTCAAAAATCAAGGTTGCCATTAATTATGCAATTTTTGAAATTCAAAATACGATTACGACTGTGTTTACAGCAATTGGGTCGTTCTTTTCTGGGTTGTGGGCTGGCATTCAAAATGTATTTTCTACTGTCTGGAACGCAATCAGTTCAACGGTGTCCAGCGTCGCCAATGCAATTAGTTCAACGATATCGAACGTATTCAACGGCATTTCATCAACGATTAGAAATATCGTCAATGGTATTCGTTCGACTATTTCAAGTGTATGGAACGGCATTTCATCAACGACTAGTTCAATTTGGAATGGCATTCGTTCTGCGATTAGCAATATTGTTAATGGCATTAGAAACACTATATCAAACGTTCTGAATAGTCTTGGCGGTATTGCGTCGGGGGCTTTTAATGGCGTTAGGAACGCAGCTTCAAACGTATTGAATGGAGCATTGAACGTGGTTAGTGACATTGTTAATCGTATTAAGGGGTTATTCAATTTCAGTCTAAGGTTCCCGTCAATCTCAATTCCGCACATTCCACTGCCGCACTTTAGTTTGTCTGGATCATTTAACCCATTGAAGGGACAAATTCCAAGGATTGGCGTTAACTGGTATGCCAAGGGTGGTATTTTTACTAAGCCAACTTTGTTCGCTGCCAATGGTGGCTATAACGGTGTTGGTGAAGCTGGCCCTGAAGCAGCATTGCCTTTGAACGACAAAACACTTGGTGGCATTGGTAAAGGTATTGTTGATGCGCTTGGTGGTGAGATGGGTGGTACTCAAATTGTCATCCAAGTTAACGCAGACACAACGCCAGCAACAATAAACAAGATTAGGGACGCAGTAATGGACGGTATTACACGTTCACAAGCTGCAAAGGCCCGTGTAACAGGAGCATAAGATGAACAAGGGAAGTTTTACAATTGGACAGTTGAATAGTGAGGACATCCAAGCGGTTATTACCAGCTTCCCAGAAATCACTATTCCTGAACGCAAACACACATTGAACACTAGTCCGGTCGGTATTGATCGGGCTATTTTGTTTGACGATAACGCTTATGAAAACCGCACAATTAAGTTCACAGTAGGGTTCAAGCCTAGTGCGATCGTCGGACAGCATATCGTAAAATTCTTGGCAGCGCTAGATACTGGCAAGTATGTTGATTTGCGATTGTATTCAGATGAGAACTACACGTATCAGGTCGTTCGCACTGGTGAAGCTGAGGTGACACGTAAAGGTATCAACTCAACATATCGTGAAGTAGCTGTGACGTTGAGTGCGGCGCCATATAAGTACGTCTATCCTGCACCAACTGGCACGATTGGAACAACGCAGACAACATTGACCAACCCGACGCTTTCACCCGCTAAGCCATACATCAAGATTACCGGTAGCGGTGCTATCAATCTGACGATTAACGGCACAGTTTATAAGTTCACTGGTGTAAGTGGCTCAATCGAGCTAGACAGCGCTATGCAGAACGTGTGGCGTGTAGACAGTGGTGTAATGGTCAACGAAAACGCGAAAATGGCAATTGGGCCATTCCCAATGTTGAAACCAGGGCCTAATACGGTGAAGTTGAGTGCAGGTACAGCAACTATTGAGATGAGATGGAGGACGCTATGACACCGATTCTATATTCAAGTGATGAAATTGATTTTTTGAATAACGGCTTGGGTCAACTGGGGGACTTGTACGACGTCGATATTCATGAACAGCGAAACGGATTGCTTAACTTAACGGCATATTATCCAGTGAACGGTCAACATTACGCCGATATCAGTGAAGGTAATATTATCCTTGCTAAGCCGTCACCATTGGACGATAATCACGCGTTTCGCATTGTTTCGGTAGCGTTGGATATCACTGGCTATGCGGTGATGATTGAAGCTGATTCAATCACATATGATTTAACGAATAATCTATCGAAGACAATTCACATGTTAGGCGATGGTCAGGCAGCAATGACAGCCATTCAAAAATCAACGTTGCATCCGCACATTTTCACTTTCTACTCAGACATCACACACACAAGCGAGTCTCAACTTCGATACGTTAACCCGATGGAGGCAATAGCTGGAACTCAAGGTTCATTCTTGCAAATTTGGGGCGGTGAATTAAAGCGTGAAAATCGTCGTGTTGCGATGTTCAATCGACGCGGACGTGACAATGTTGCGACGTTCCGTTTGGGTAAAAATATTGCCGGATTGAAGTACACGGTTGATGTGTCCAACTTGACGACTGAAATCGTTCCGACGGTAACCGTTAACTCAACTGATGTTTCACGAACAATCGAGGGCGCAACAGTTCAAAGTTCACGAATGGGTAACTATCCACTCGTTTATTCGAAGATGGTTGATGTATCACAAGACGTTAAAGTTGACGAAGGCGACACTGACGACCAAATCAAGGCGAGGATTAATGCGTTTGCTGCGGACTGGTTTGTTAAGTCGGCTAATACTGGAAAAGATTTGCCAGAAGTCACGGTTGAGGTTGAAGTAGAAAGCCTACAAGATAGTGCAGATTATGCCGACAAGTTCGCAAAGTTAGAAACAATTGGGCTTACTGATACTGTGACAGTTTATGTGCCGGAATTTGGTGTTAACGTGACAGCGATTGTTAATGAGTTACACTATGATCCAATTGTTGAGCGTGTAACCAGTTTGGTAGTTGGTACCGCTAAGGTGAGTTTTGCAGATTCAAACAAGAGTGCATTATCAGAACTCGAAAATAAGGTTACGCAAGTGCAAGAACAGGCAACACAAGCCGTTACAAGCGCTAACGGTAAGAATAAAATCTACCCTGGACGAACAAAGCCAGAGCACCCACAAGAGGGGGACACATGGTTCTGGGAAGACGGTGAGAACTCTGGTATTAAGGTATTCAAAAATGGAGATTGGGTTGATGTAGTTGATAGCAAAACGCAGGAACGCATTACTAATGAAGTTAAGAATGCAGTCGATACCGCTGCTGCATACGCTGACAAGTTGAATAGCACACAGGCGGAAGCAACAAATAGTCTTGCTGATGAACTAGCCGAAAAGGCAGATGAACTGACTAAGAGCCAGCAAAACATTGCAAGTCAAGCGACGGCATACACAGACAGCGCAGTCGCACTAGCAACCGCTAATGCTCAACAGATTGGACAAACCACAGCTCAAAATGCACAAAAAGCGTTAGATAATGCAAAACTCGATTTAACAAAGTCAATTGCTAGTGAAGCAAGCGCAAGGTCACAAGCGGTGTCAAGTGCTAACTCAATGGCTCAATCATATGCCAGCCAAGCCAAGTCTGATGCAATTTCGGCAGGTACAACAGCCGATGGTGTAATCAGGAAAGACTTCAAAGATACAACCGATGGACTTGTTTCTACGATTTCGCAGAATAAGAAGACCGCTGATGATGGAATTTCAACCGCTCTATCAACGGCAAAACAAGCTCTTGACGGTTTACAAACTAAGGTTAGCAAAACCGAATACGATGCAAAAACTGGGAAACTTCAAACCGACTTAACCGAGACAACGCAAACGGCTAACCAAGCCAAAACGGATATTGTTTCTATCAAGCAAAAAGACGGTGAACAAGACCAGAAAATGAATTCGATTGTTTCTGATGTTGATAGCACCAAGCAAACAATCAGCGACTTAAAAACTGAACAAGGCAAGCAGTCTGGATCAATTAGCAAGTTGGAACAACGTGCTGATGGATTTGATGCAACGGTGACGAAGGTAAATAATTTGTCTGTTGGTGGCAGGAATTATGTCCTTAACTCATCTGGATTAAAAGCAACAAGTACAGTAAAACCTACACTTGTTGGTTCTATATCAAACTCGGGCGGCCAAGGAACGCTAGTATATTCTGATGATGGAGTTATGTTAACAAACAATGCTTCAAATACTACGTCTGAATGGTTTTATCAGGTAGCAAGTTCATGGACGTCTTTTGGAAATACTATAAGTAATGACAATACTGCTTATACGTTTAGTGCATATGTAAAGGGAACAGCAAAACAAGCGGTATTACGTGTGGGTTATAATGGCACAGCCGCTAATCAAATTATTAAATATGCTAATATAACGGAAAACACATGGACGAGAATCTCAATTACCGTTTCATTCCCTCCCACTGCAAACGGTTTCTATTTTAGAATACAAGGCGCTGTAAATGATCAATTCTGGAACGACTGGGCTGGCGGAGAATACGTTAAGTTCAAAAATGTTCAAATTGAACAAGGTAACCTTGTAACAGATTGGACACTAGCTCCAGAAGATTTATCAAGCGCAACAGCTAAGGCACAATTAACGGCTGATAATGCAACGTTAGCAATCAACAACTACAAGGCAGACGCTGATGGGCGTATTTCAAAGGCTCAGACTGATATTCAGGCAAATGCGACTGCTATTAGCCAAAAGGTTTCTCAAACTGTTTACGACCAAAAAACTGGTGAATTAACAGCTAAGGTGTCAACTGCCCAGCAAACTGCCGACAATGCCACACAAACAATTGGCAGGTATCAAACTAGCAACGACAACCGTGTAAAGGCTGCGGAGACAAATATCAAAGCCAACGCTGATGCAATTAAACTTACGGCAAGTAAGACTGATTTAGACAATGCAACAGGTAAATTGAGCGGAAGTATTAGTGAATTGAAGCAACAAGCAGACGGCTTCGATGCAACTGTAACAAAAGTAAATAATTTGTCGATTGGTGGCAGAAATTATGTTCTTAATTCATCTGGATTAAAAGCAACAAATGATTCCAGACCTACACTTATTGGATCTAAAAGTGATATAGGACGTGCAAATATTTCATATGATGATGATGGTATTGAGCTGACAAATAGTAATAGTGCCACAAATGAAGCCACGTCAGAATGGTTTTACGGAGTTGCAAATGCATGGACTCCTTTTGGAGAAAATATCAAAAATGATAATACCGTTTACACGTTTAGTGCAGATGTAAAGGGAACAGCAAAGCAAGCTGCGTTGCGTGTTGGTTATAATGGCACAGGTGGAAAAGAAATTATTCAATTTACAAATATCAATAATGATGTTTGGACAAGGGTATCCATTGTTGTTTCATTTCCAACTACTGCTAATGGTTTCTTTTTCAGAATACAAGGAGGGTTGAATAACCAAGTTTTCAATCGTTGGTCAGGCGGAGAATACATTAAGTTCCGAAAAGTTCAAATTGAACAAGGCAATGTTGCAACTGATTGGAAACCAGCTCAGGAAGATACCGACACACAATTAGCACAGGTTAAGCTAACAGCGGACGGAATTTATCAAACGGTTAATGATCCAAAAACTGGTCTTAATACACGAGTTTCAACCGCAGAAGGTAACTTTGAGCAAATAAAAAGTAACGTGAACGGATTGTCTACCACAGTCACTAAAACGTCAGACGGGCTTACACAAGAAATTAAAGATCGCACACAAGGTGACGACAACACCCTAAAAGCGGGAAAAGATTTTACCACTAGCCAAATCAGTAGTTATGACACTGGCATGCAAACGCGATTATCTCAAACTTCTGATGCTATCATGGCTGCTGTTAGCGGCGTTAATTTATTTACATTCAGTCGATTCGAAGACAGTGGTAACAACAAGTGGCCGGGATCTCGACAAGTTAATGGAACTATTACTAAGTGGGAATATTTTGATTCTGGTAACAACGGCATTTCAGTAACGCCAAATGACGCTTGGCAAGGGTTCTGGCATTCAAATATCCCGGTATACCCCGGTCAGGTTCTATCATCGTCAGTTATGATGAACAATAGCGGACGCAATGATGACCTTGGAAAGTTGGATATTTGGTTTGTCGACCATTCAGGCAAAAGAATTTCGCAGGCCGGTAGTACAGGAATTGGTAGTGCTAGCGGCTGGGTAATGGCTAAAATTGAAAACATAAAAGTCCCTAGTGGCGCTGCTCACATGCAAGTATCACTTCTTAACAAAACTGCAGGTGGTCCAGTTCACTACGCGTTGCCAATGGTAAATGTTGGATCTAAGGCGTTGCCGTACACACCAGATATTTCTGGACAAACGGCATTGCAATTGTTTTCAGATAGTTTTGCACTATCGCTTAAAGACAATATTGGCAATATTATCAGTGGTATCAATGGAGATACGTCTGGTTTGATGCTAACAGGTAAGCATATCTTTTTGGACGGTCAAGTGACTGCCGTTGGTAAGTCTTGGTTGGACGGTGCAGTAATTAAAGACGCAACCATTGGACGTGCGCAAATTGCGGATTTGTCAGTTGATTCATCTAAAATCATTAACTTAGATGTAAATAAAATTACAGGTAATGTTGCCAACTTCATACGAGCATACTGGGACGGGCGTTACGGTTCTACTTCAATCGACTCTGACGGAATGACGATTACCGCTGGTCTTGCAACCACAACTTTTGATAAAGACGGAATGAAGTTTGAGAAATCAAGCAGGTCTGTCGGACGAATTGGTGTCAATGACTTATATCAAGATTTCTCAAAAAAGGGGCTTTATTTTGGGCTTGAATCAACTGGTGACTTCATGGCATGGGGGGCGCAGAATTATGCAGGAAATCCGTACACAACCAAATTGAGTTGGTTCAGAGCTGGAGCAGTTCCGTCTAATCTTCCGGGACTAATTGAAGGATTTAATTTCGAAGACAATGTTGCGTTCATTAACCCAGTAGAAATGAGGGGCGGAATTAAATTGCAAGGAGCAAACGACAGATTGCTTGTAAGGGCATCGAATTTAAACGGAGGAAGTTATCCAACTTTCGGTGGTCCTTCTGCTTATTTTGTTTATGCAGGTTCCGACATTTATTTGTCGTCAAACGGAACAGCTATCAACCTTACAAAGATTGCTAAAGCTTTTGGTGGTATCAGAACAGCAGCTATACCAACCGGATTCAATAGCAACGGAACGGCTACTGGTTGGTATAACGTTGATATGGGTTAGAATTTAGGAGGAAAAGAAATGGATCAAAATCAACAAATTATTCAAACATTGGGTTTGGAAGTGGCAACACGTGCAATTGAGAATGCCGAACTAAAGGCACAGGTGAATACGTTACAAGCAGAAGTGCAAAACTTGCATGCACAATTAGCAGAACCAATGGATGGCCAACAAGATGAAGACTAATGTACGAATCGCAGAAGAACAAGCAAAAGAAGAGGAGAAATAATCATGAATATGACAGTTGGAGATTTACAATTTGGTTTCGTTGACGGTAAGTTAACGTTGAAGTACGCATCAGTTTCATTTAACGCAGGCACTTTTCCAAATAGTCTAAACGGTAATTTGCAAGTGACGCCAGAAGACGGTATTAATTCGACATCATCAGAAGATGACATCAAGGCAGCAGCTAAGAAGAAAATTCAAACGCTTATCGCAGAAGCTCCGGCAAAAACAACGGAGGTATAATATGGCATTGCCACACGATTTTGCAGGTTGGCTCACGGTGGTTGGCTCATTATCTGGTGCGATGTGGTTTGTCATTCAAAACACATTCGTTAAGTCTATGAACAACTTGAATAAGGCAATTACTGGCTTACAAGAAACTTTAAAAATTTATGATCGTCGGATTGATGACCATGAGACACGAATTCGGTTGTTAGAAGATTGGAGAGAACATCACGATGACAATGAATAACTTAATAACCTTTGCAGAAGCGCTATGGCAATCAGGTATTGCTCCAGCGCTTTTAATTTTGGGCATTGGTTGGCTATCAACACGATTTGCCCGCAATAAGAGGCTCACAGCTTTGTTAGGTATTGCAGAAAATGCAGTGAATTGGGCTGAGGTGGCCTTTGATGGTGGCCAAACGCAAAAGGCTCAGGCAATCAAGATGATTACAGATTATCTAATGAAGGCTGACAAGGCTCATTTGTTCACTGCTAAACAGATTGATGAAGCAATTGAATGGGCTGTTAAAAAGATGAATGAGGCGGAAACACATGAATAAATTGCTGAAAAGCGCTTTGGTTACGACTGGGGCGCTTTTAATTTTGGGATCAGTACCATCAGTACATGCTGCCAAAGGCGACCGGGGTGTTGATTGGTCAATCTACCAAGGTTCGCAAGGTAAGTTTGGATATGGTCACGATAAGTTTGCTATCGCGCAAATTGGTGGTTATCACGGGTATATCTATGATCAATCTACTTATGCTACGCAAGTGCAATATGCAATCGCCCAGGGCAAGCGTGCACACACGTATGTGTGGTGGCAGGACATTACAGACTATGGCACAGCTGATGCGGTGCTTGATTACTTCTTGCCAAAGGTACAAACGCCTAAAGGGTCAATCGTTGCGCTTGATGTTGAGAGTGGCGGACAGAATACCGACGTAATCATGCATGCCTTGCAACGCATCAAGGACGCTGGTTACACGCCGATGGTTTATGGGTACAAGAACTACTTGCAAGCATCTACAGACTTGCAACGTATTGCTAAGTCATACGAGCTTTGGCTTGCTGAATATCCAAACTATGAAGTGATGCCAGAGCCTAATTACAACTATTTCCCATCGTTTGATAACGTTGGACTGTTTCAATTCACATCGACTTATGTTGCCGGTGGGTTGGACGGCAACGTTGACTTAAGCGGTGTTACTGATAATGGTTACAAGAACGGTAATCCTGGCAAGCCAAACACGGACACGCCAGCTGTGAATGCCGGTAAGGAAGCCGACAACACTCCGAAGTCAGATATTGCAGCAGGAATGACCGTAAAGGTTAACTTTAGCGCTACGCACTATGCGACTGGTGAAACTATCCCAGATTTCATCAAGGGTGTGCCACACAAGGTGCTAGAAGTCGATGGCGACCGTGTGTTACT